ATCAGTAACACCATAATCGTTATACAAGCTAGTGTTGTATGTTACAAATTGTGAATATGCATATGGATTACTAGCAATATTCGGAAATGCAATACCCGTATCTGTTTTAACAAATGCTTCATTTTGTTTTCTAAAATCAAAAGTAGATTCTGTCATTTTTTTTGTTGTTAAATCATATCCTCTAATTGAATTAGAATGATATCCAGACATGATGCCTTCAATAGCATCAAAAGTTTTTGGCATCTTTATATTTTTTAATCTAGTCATATCAGGAGGAACATTAACGCCTTTATATACAATACCAGAAGTTCTTCTGGGAGTAGTATTCTTTTGCACCTCAATTACATATTCTTCAAAATGTCCGGTTGCAAGTTGCTGTGTTATTAATCCTTCTATACTAGTAAAATAAAAGCCTTTATTGCTTTCATAAAAAAAATAATCAGAACTGTTTAGTATATTACCCTTAACACGTTTACCAATAAATGATAAATTTTTAAAAGGTGACCAATGATTAGAAATATATCTCAATCTACTTGTATGAGGGGTATCAAAAATAACCAATGAAGTTTTTTTATCAGGAGTATCTAATCTTCTAGCTTTAGCAATGTAATCATTATAAATTTTACTTACAATTTCATCAGTAGTTCCTGAAAAGGAGCGTACTAAAGTTTCTATTTGATCCATAAAACCTTCAACTGAAATAAAATTCATAGTATAAATTGTTTCTCTATCACCATTGAGAGTTCTATTTTCTATGGAATACAATTGAAAGGTTTTTTCGATGACATTTGAAGGAATGTTTTCAAATGTTGGTGTTCGATATTTAATGGTAATAACTTCAATACCTAATATTGGAAGTTCAGATATTAAATTTGCAGAATCGACAATAGTAAGATTGCCGGTCAAGCAGGGAGAAAAAATGTCTTCATACAAATTCAATTCGACCACAAAATTGACTAAATCAATAACTTCACCATTTACTAAAGAGATGGTTATTTCTTCTGTTAATACTGTACCAGCTTTTTGTAAAATTTCATCATTATATGACATTTTAAATAGCCATCAATTTAGTATGTTGTGTTACAAACTCTTTTAAATAATCTGGTCTTAATATAGAAATTTGTCTTTTGTTTTCGTTTAATTCTAATTCATACTGATAATTAGATATAGCAACATATTCTCCACTGACTATTTTAGCAGCATCATAATCAACAATAATAGAAGTATCTTCAGCCAAAGCATAATGATGGTCATGGTTTTCGGTGCCGGCGCCGTACTTATCTCTTACATAATCAAGTAGAGCAGCTTCAGGTTTAGGCCATTCCTCATACACATTAACTATGTCATTGACAACAAGAATTACCCAATGATAATAAACATTGTTATAAAATATTTTTGCAATATCTTCAGGTGTATTGCCGTCATCAATATAATATTTTTCTAACGCCAATTTACCGACTACCGGTTTTTTTAAACCGACTCTTTTAAATATATCAGTAACCACAATCTGGTTGTCGTGTATTGGGTATAATAGTCCTTTCATTGATTTAAAAAACATTAATAACTATTCCTCCAATCTTGGCCTATTCTATCATTAGAAAGAGTTTCCAATTCTGAGAATGTCAATTCTAAATTAATTTCAGAAGGGGCGCCGTTTGTACCAGAAAATGTCGTAAAATCTGAACTACCGTAAGTAACTCTAACATTGGTTAATGCACACGTAGAAATTTTGTGTACATATTCATTTCTTTCACCCTTATAACGGTATTCAATATTAAATTCGGAAGGATATATCAAAAATAATCTAGAAGCATCTATTTCAGGGTGCATGTGATATTTAAAAAGCTGTATAATTTCCATCACTGAACTTAATTCTGCTGCATTTCTTGGATTAAATTTGTACGAAAAACCAAATGAACGAAACCCCATATTTTTAAATAATTGTTCTTTATAAGGATTTGCTACTTTTTTACTAGTTGCTTCGATTCCTGCTCCGAGATCACCTGAAATTCCTAATTCTCTGGGAATTGTGGCTGCTGCTTGTATTGCGCTTCTACCAGCAAATGCCGCCAAAGAACCTCCGTCTTTCACAAGATCCGTAAAACTAAACTCAGCGTCATTTGATCCTATACCACCTGATGCTAATGTTCCCGCAAGAGCCCCTATTTCAGCATTTTGCCATTCAGCAGCATATTCAGCAGAAGGAGGTGCTGCGACATATAGTTCAATTGCAGAAAGCAATCTTACAGTTGAAGTGGCATCAGTCAAAGCAGCCGCGATTAATCCACCGGCTGTTGCTACTACTCCGGTTTCTATAATTTTACCACCCGGCGATCCTCCTTCAGATGAAGTTTTTACAACACCATATACAGAAGCAGCAAGTGCAACAGTTGTTGCAGCACCTATAAAAGCATCAGCAGATTCTGACTTTAAACGATTTTCACCGGCATATTGTTCACTAAGAGCTTCTTGTGCTTCTTTAAATGCATTATTATTAGCAAGGGTTGCTGCTGAAGCCGCACCCACTCTAGTATTATTTCTAGCATTAATGTAAAAAATAACGCTGTGTACAAATTCTTTTTTATCTTCTAAAGATAAAGGATATTGATATGTTGTAGGAGACGAAATTATTTTTGGTCTTATATTAGCATTACGCTCTAGAGCTTCTCTACGGTTTTGCTGCCTGCTCTCTTCTAGAGTTTCAGGTTGCTGACTTTGACCTTGACCTATACCGGCCAAGTAAGTTTGAGTATAAAAATCTGGCATTTGAAATGTAAACTCTAATGAAGTAATTTACACTATTTATGATAAATAGTATATATTCATTATTTATAACATCTTATGACATACACTAAACAATTATATCAAGGAAAATTTATTCCAAGAAATCCCATCAAATACCGAGGGGATGTTGATAACATCGTTTATAGATCAGGATATGAATTGAAATTTATGAATTGGTGTGATAAAAATTCTTCTGTGCTAGAATGGGGAAGTGAAGAAATCATTATACCATATCGTTCTCCTTTAGACAATAGAATACATAGGTATTTTGTTGATTTTTATCTTAAAATAAATGATGAAAATAATAATCAAAAAATGTATTTGATAGAAGTAAAACCTCTCAGATTTACAAAAGAACCTAAAATTCCCACACGCAAAACTGCAAGATTTATCAATGAAGTAAAACAGTGGGGAGTTAATCTTGCTAAGTGGGAAGCTGCTACTGAATATTGTAAAAATAGAAAGTGGGAGTTTAAAATTATAACTGAAAAAGAACTTGGATTATAATGTTATTGTTTAGATGCTGCATAAATCATTATAAATAATGACATGTCAAATCCATTTCAAAATATAAGAGCAGCCGCAGGCGATCAGGACAGATCGTTTAATTGGTATATGAATTCAGTCAAAAAAATGGCTGGAGAACTTACTGACTATAACGATGTCAAAAAAACTGACTTAGGGGATCTTACCTCTAAAATTGAACCTGGTAATATGTACATGTTCATGTACGATCCTAAGTTGAAAGAAACTTTACCATATTACGATACATTTCCGTTATGTTTACCATTTGATTCTGCACCAGGAGGATTTGTAGGTTTGAACTTACACTATTTACCTCCTTTACAGAGAGCAGTTTTATTAGGTAATTTATTAGACTATACGGACAAACAGCTAACCGAAAAAAGCAAAATAGATGTAAGTTGGTCTTTACTTAAAAATTTTACAAAGTTTCCACAAGTGAAGCCTTCAATTAAAAGATATTTGAATAATCATGTTCAAAGTAGATTTTTAAAAGTAGAACCTCAACATTGGAAGGCTGCTATATTTTTACCAACACATAATTTTGTCGGTGCTAATACCAGAACTGTCTATCAGAATAGTAATAAGGCGATGCAATAATGGCAGAAAAATCACTATTCGGTCTTGATAATTTTTTAAACGTTGTCAGAACCAAGCACCTACCAAGAACAGAAAGATTTGAAGTAACATTTAATTTACCTAAAGAATTAGGTATTTCAAATAAAAATGATACACTTAGATTGTTAACGTTAATGTGCGAAGAAGCACAAATACCTGGGTTTGTTACTAATACCGTTCCTATTAAAATAGGACCGTGGACAGAATATCGAACACAGAACTTAGATTTTTTAACATCAGATATAGTTTTCACTTTTATTGTTGAAGAAAATTGG